AATGGATTTACAAGATTATAACCAGAAAGATATATATGACTATATAACTGGATTAGATTATAATATAACAAATATTGTAACAAAAAATGTGTTAAGTTATGAGGAGTTTAATGAACAGACTTTTTCAGATAAGACGACATTACACAACTTTATAGCGAGGAAAAAATGAAAAATGTAAAAGGTTGGTGGTTGCCTGAATGGGATAATCACTTTGAAAAAATGATGTTGCCTGTAGGTAATGATTGGGCTTATCAACAAGAATCCAGAGATTATGCTTTATCTTTTGTTAAGAATTGGAACATTGCATTAGATATTGGTAGTAATGTAGGTTTCTGGTCAAAAGAACTTTGTGATAAATTTAATACAGTATGGGCATTTGAACCACATCCAGAAAACATTGATTGTTACAGAAAGAATTTAGAAACATACAGTAATTATCATTTAGAAGAAATAGCTCTATCAGACCACCAAGAACAAGACGCTGTGTTATGGCAAAGTCCAGATGAAAGTGGTAATGTCAGTTTAATTGCTCACGGTGTAGAAAATGGCAATTCAATTAGAAAATTAACAGACCATTCTAAACTAAAAAAACTAACTACAGATGTTAAAATGTTAGATGATTATATTGGTGAGTTTGAAGGCAAGAATATTGACTTTATCAAAGTAGATTGCCAAGAACACGAAAAAGAAATTACACAAGGTGGTTTGAACTTAATCAAAAACCATAACGCTGTTGTATGTTTAGAGTTGCCTTTAAGAGATAGAATTGAAAGAGCATACCATGATGAAGTTGTGAAGATGTTAAACTCAATTGGTTACCATAGAAGAGGTAACAAAAGAAAAGAAACTATATTTACAAGATGAACATAGGTGTAGTTACAACATTAAATAAGAAACTATACAATCAGTATGGTCATAAGTTTTTTGAAACTTATAATTGGCCATTTGATTTACAGGTATATAGTGAAGACTTATTAGATATACCACATCAAAATATAATTGTTAGAAGTACCTTTGATGAAATACCAGAGTGTGAGGAGTTTGTAAACCGAAATAAACAAAGAGAAGTGCCTGATACACCTGAGGGATTTTTACTAGACGCAGTTAGGTTTTGTTATAAAGTTTATGCATATACAGATATGATAATTAATAATGAAGATTATGATGGTTTAATTTGTATAGACGCAGATAGTGTATTTTATAAACCAATTGATGTAGAGTGGGTAAAAGAACATCTACACAGAAATGATACAATGATGTGCTACCTAGGTAGAGGTAATCATTATAGTGAATGTGGTTTCTTATACTTTAATATGAAACACAAATCTACTAAAGCATACGCTAGAGAAATGAAAAGAATGTATGATAGTGACGAAATTTATCAATTGCCTGAAGTACATGATAGTTATATTTGGGACCATGTAAGAAAGGCATTTGAGTCTAACTCTGTTAAGAACCATAATATTGGTGACGGCAAAGTTGGACATGTACAAGCTAGGTCAATATTAGGTCCTATTTACGACCACATCAAAGGACCTAAACGAAAAAAATTAATGCGAAGTCCAGAAGCGAGGGTAAAATGATTAACATTTTTATTGGATATGATAACAAAGAAAGAGTGGCTTATAATGTATTATCACATAGTATAATTCAAAATAGTACAAAGCCTGTAGCAATTACACCAATTGCATTAAACAATTTAAAAGATGATTTTGTCAGAGAAAGAAATAGTTTATCTAGCACAGAGTTTTCATTTAGTAGGTTTATGATACCTCACCTTATGAACTATCAAGGTTGGGCATTGTTTATGGATTGTGATATGTTAATGTTTGAAGATATTGCTGAGTTGTGGAGAATGAGAGATGATAGTAAAGCAATTCAAGTTTGTAAACACGATTACACACCAAAAGAAAAAACAAAGTTTTTAGGTCAACCTCAAACAGCATATCCCAAAAAGAACTGGTCAAGTTTTATGTTGATGAATTGTAAGAAGTGTACTACATTGACACCAGATTATGTAAACAAAGCAAGTGGTTTAGAACTTCATCAATTTAAGTGGTTGGAAGGCGACCACCTTATCGGAGACTTGCCTTTAGAGTGGAATTGGTTAGTAGGTGAGTATGAATTTAAAGATGATGTAAAAAATGTACATTATACAAAAGGTGGACCTTGGTTTGAAGACTATAAAGAATGTGATTATGCAAGTGATTGGTTTATAAATTATGAAGAATGTCAAGGTTGAGGGCTTTAAAACAAATACTGGTATAAAAGACAAAATATTAGAATCTTTCTGTGATTTTACACATGAAAATACCAGAACAAATATACCACAATTTGAGTTAGGTGATTGGCCAACTTTTAATAAACAAAAGTGGACTGAAAATTCTGTTGCAGTTGTCGGTACTTTGAGAGGTACAGAGACAATTATATGGGAAAGTCAAAGGCGAGGTCACAACTTTTACTATATGGACCATGCTTACTTTCATGCAACTAGACTTTATCAAGGTGATATTCAATATAGAATTATTAAATCACAAATGCAACTTAATCATTTAGTTGACTTAGATGAAGAAGATTACAAAAGAATAGATAGATATAAACCAATCACAACTAAACCATTTACGAAAAATGGTAATCACATTTTATTATGCCCACCGACTAAAGCTATTTGTAGATTATATAATCTAGGTGATGAACAATCATGGATTGATGATATGGTGTTAGAATTAAAATCACATACTGATAGAGATATTATAATTAGAAAAAAAGATGAAACAAAAACTCTACAAGAACAATTAAAAAATTGTCATGCTATTGTAACTCATCAATCAACAGCAGCCATACAATCAATATTACAAGGTGTACCTAGTTTTTGTGACTTAATATCACAATCTGTACCTGTATCTGAGATAGATATTTCAAAAATTGAAACACCATTTTATCCTGATGATGATTTAAGAAAAGAATGGATAGATAGTTTATTAAGTTGTCAATTTAATATGTCAGAGATTAGTAGTGGTAAAGCTAGAGAAATCGTAAATAGGTTGCAGTAAGATGATTATTACACATAAAATAGCATGGGACAAATGTTTATCACATCAATTATGGCCAGCAATTGAAAAAGGTTGGAAAGATGAGGGTAAAGATGTACACTTCTTTTGGGGTTTAGCAGGTAAAAATATTCCAGAGATTGCAGAATGTGAAAGAAAAGGTGAAGAGTGGTGGTATGTAGATGTCGGTTATATTACTGAACAGATTACTAGATATCCTGAACCTGTTATACACAATTACGATAAAACTTATTTTAGAATATGTAAAGGTGGTATTCACACTAATAAATTTCATGTTGTTAGTCCTGTTAGGTGGAATGTTTTAATCCAACAAGGCATAGACGCAGAATTTAAAGGCTGGCGTGATAGTGGCGACTATGTGTTATTATGTCCTTCATCACCTACCGTTACATATCATATCAATGGTATCTCACAAGAAGAGTGGATAAAACAAGTTAGTGAAGAAGTAAGAAAACATACAGATAGACCAATTAAAGTTAGAAATAAACCAAGACCTAACAATGAGTTTTGGGGTACAGATATTAAAGATGATGTAAAAAATGCGTGGTGCGTTGTGACAAATATGTCATTATCAGCAATTGATGGCATCCTAAATATGACACCAGGTTTTACACATCAAAGAAATGTGGCCTCTCTGGTAACAAGTCGTAAAATTAACTTGATTGAAAAACCTTTTAAACCAGGTAGAAAGACGGTGCAAGAATGGCTAAACATGACAGCAAACCACCAGTTTACAATACAAGAAATAGAAGATGGCTTAGCTTTCGATATTTTAAAGGTACAGTACCAGAGCGCTGGTTAGGTTTTGCCATAGCGATGGCGTCTGTTTTTGTTTTATCGTCTGCTAATATCTCTACACAATGGATAGGGTGGTCTTTAAGTGTGGTCGCTTGTATTATGTGGGTCTATTTTGGTTATAAAGATAGAGATTGGCCTAGAACTTTAATGGAGTTAATGTATATGATTTTAAGTATGAGGGCAGTTTACAATTGGTTGATAGTATGAATTTTGCTTGTATTTGTTATGGTGATAAGTATGCCGTAGAGTATGTTCAAAAACTCTACAATATGGTGAAAAGAAACACCACACTTCCTATAAATTTTGTTGTATTTACTGACCATGTTAAAATGCATAAGATGGTTGAGGGTGATATAGACATTAAAAAGTTTCCAGAAAATGATTTACAAGGGTGGTGGAATAAACTACAATTGTTTCATCCTGATGTAGAACTAAAAGGTGATACTTTGTATATGGATTTAGATGTAGTAATTACAGAGAACATTGATTGTTTCTTTACATATAAACCAGAAGCTGATTTTGTAGGTATGAATGACTTTAATCCTACAACTAAGATTTGGAATTCTAGTATCTTTAGATTTAAGAATGACAAACTACACGGCAGAATATGGCACAAATTTATGAATGATAGACCTAATCTATTAAGACGGTTTCCTGGTGACCAAAACCTCATATCTGAGTTTATTAAGAACAGTCCTGGATGTGAGTCATATCCTGATTCGTGGACACAATCTTATAAGTGGTATGACCGAAGTGGTACCAGATACTCCAGACAAGACATGACATACGAACATAATGGCGAATCGTTGGTAACCGTGTTTCACGGACAGCCAAATCCACATGAATCCGAGCAGGAATGGGTAAAAAACGCATGGAAATAGGGCTGTGCATTTTGACGCACCTCTAAAATCGTTACCAGGCTTCAAAAAAAAATCAAAAAAAGTTAAAAAAGTGCTTGCTTTACGCATGGGACTATGGTATATTATGTGTATATGATAAAGAAAAAAACACTAAAAGAAAAAATTGACGAAGCTAAGAAAAGAAATTACTTGACTCTGCTTCAGATTTTTGATATAATAATTAATAACAAAGGAGAAAAACACTATGAGTAAAGTTAAAAATTGGGCATGGGACATGGCCGAACAAGCAGTTGATAAGATTATTGTTGAACTTAAAAACAATGCAATCACTAAAGAAGCTGCTAAAGTAAAGATATTGAATGTACAATGTCTTGACCTTGTTGGAATTGATGAACAGAATGTTGATGAAGTAATTGACATGGAGTTGGAGAACGCCTAATGACACTACTAGAACACATTAAAAATATTAACGCTAAGTCTAAAAAGTGGATGGCAGAAAATCCAGGTTCATGGGCTGGTATGGTACCAGAAGATATTAAATTCTGGAACGACCAAGGTATTTTTACTGTTGAAGACTATGAGAGAGATAGTCTTATTACTAGTGTGTATGAAATGCACAAAGACGCTTATGGTGTAAAAGGTAGACATTATAACTTTAAAGAAATGTCTAATGAAGATTTACAAAAAGAATTAGACCACCTTTGTGAAGTTGCAAAGCGTGAGAGAGAAATAGAAGAAAGATATGAAGAAGCTGCTTATCAAACTTTCTTAAAAACAGTTGCTAACACTATTAAAAATGGTGCAAAAGATAAAGAAGAAGCAATAAGATGGATTTTACAAGCTGAAGAATTAATGAATGAAGAACCAGATTATATTTGTTATAAACTTGGTCTTTCATATGATAAAGAATACTTATTTAAAACTAAACACTAGGAGACACTATGATAATTAATACAGGCGATTATGTTTATACAAAAGACGGTAGAGAAGGAACTATTGTTAATATTGGTATTGCTACAGAAAAGAATGATAAAGCTGCTGAGAATGATACTAGTCTAAATGCAAAAACTTATGATACAGATTTGAACTATATTGGTGCTATCACATATTCAGGTGATAAAGGTACATATTGGTGTTACTTTGACCAAATTGATAGAGTTGAGGGTAGTGCTGTAAACGATTTGGAATGGATGCATGGATAATAAACCTAATGTATGGGAACAAAGCGTGATAGATAACGCAGTAGAATATTCTATTGTAGAGTGGAGGTCACTTGATAGAAGTACCAAAACCATAGTTAAGACTTATGAAGAAGCTAAGAATTTATTTGCAGAAACAATTAAAGAACACACTTCCACATTGGCATATGCAATAGATAACAACGGTAGATATGCAAATCTAAATCATTTACCAGAATTTAAAAGTAGGAGTAAACATGTCAAATCAAAGACCAGGTAAAATTCAAAGTAGACCAGATGTAGGTGGTCAAGACATGAATATGTTAAAGTTTTTTAAAGCTGCTCAAAAAGTTTTAGAAAAAGAAAATAAACCAGACGAAGCATTTAACTTTGAACAAATGGTAGATTGGATCCAATCAGGAAAAAGGTTGCCATTGACAGAGGAAGATGTTATAAAAGCACTAGGAATATAATATGAAATATAATGAAGATAAAATACTAGAAGAAGTTTTAAATTACATCAAAGGTACTTATGGTCAACACTATGCTCAAGTATCTGATGGTGTACAAGTACAAGATTTGTTAAGGTCTTGTGGTATAGATAAAGATTTTTGCCAAGCAAATGCAATTAAATATCTTGCAAGATTTGGTAAGAAAGATGGTCGTAATAGAAAAGACCTGTTAAAAGCTGTACATTACATTGTACTATTGATGAATTCAGAGGACCAAAAAGGAGAAAAGTAATGATTGATGTTCTGAATCATATTGATGACCTAAAGAAAATTCGTGGTTTGATTAAAGGTGGTGACATTAAAACCGCCGTCAAACAATGTGAAGAGTGTATTGCCTACCATCAAAAAGAAGTAGAGGCTTTTGATAAATGGGCTGAGGCTGAAAGTCAAAAAGACTTTCCAGAGGGGGTATCATAGTACACAGACGCTTCGATTCGTCTATCCTGGCGCATCCTGGCAGCTTTTCTGGCGAGAAAAGTCAACAAAAACACGCTTTTTTTAATGCTTGCCATTTCCAGACGGTTGTGGTAGGATAAGTGAATAACAATTGAGAAAGGTTTATATTATGTTTTATTCAAAAGAAACTCTTTTCGCAGAGTTTGATGTTGCGAAATCTAAAGACACGAAAGGTAAGAAAGAGATATACGACAATCGTATTCAATTCTTTAAAGACCATATAGAGTTAAGAAAAAACCATCCAGAGTATTATGATGGTGTTGATGTTAACTTTACAAATCTATTAGAGGCCTATTCAGCGCCTAGTCCAAAAGACCATTTTTATATGAAAGTCTTTGGTAAAACTTATTCTGAAAAAATGGCAGAATCAGAGTTTGATAAATCACAAAGAGAAAGTGTAAAATAATGGCAATTATCTACACAAACAATTCTAGTGGTGCAATTCGTAGGTTGAAAAAGAAAAAACCTACGAAAAGTTACCTTGAGGCTCTTGCTAAACATATCAAGTACCTTAGGTCTATGGGTTTTGATTGTGATGATAATGGTAGAATTAAATTGACAACAGATGGTAGACACACCATTGACATTGCAGAAAGAACAATGCCATTTGAAAGAGAAAAGACTCTATCAGATGTACCTATGTCAAATAAGATTGGTACAGGTGGTACAAAACCTGACAATAGTTGGAGAATTGAAGCATCTAAAAACTTTACGGTAGCTCCAGCTTACAACAAAGGTCCTTATATGGTTATTGCCAAAGAGGACATTAAAACAGCGGGAAGGAAAGTATGACATTTTTAGAAAAAGTGTTTATGGTATTAGCAATAGCGGCTTTCTTAATGATAACAGGTGTTGCTAAAGCAAATCCAGTTACTAACTGGTTGACAAATGAGAAAAACAAAATTGTTGAGTATCAAAAAGTTAATTGGCAAAAAGGTAAAGAACAAACTGCCAATAATTGGAATACAATTAAATCATTTTTTAATAAGGTAGTAAAAGATGAATCACAAAATTAGTGAATTTTGCGATAAGGTTGATAGCCTAAAAAAGATGGCAGATAATTTAAGGGTCTTGAAATATAAGACCCCTAAATCTGATGAAAGAGATATGAAAGTACAAAACTTAATTGATACCATACAGGCAGATTGTTTACTGTTGGCACATGATAAAGGAGATTATGTTAAAACTGAAACTGGTGAGTATGGTGATTATACTGGTATTGTTCACGACTCAATGTACAACGAAGACAATTAATAATGAAAAAAAGAAATACAATCCAATCTTTAGTATTATTAGGACTATCGTTGGTGTTCCTGACCAATTGCAGCTCCGTTAATAGAAGTCATTTAGGTGCAGGTATGGGTGGAACGACAGCGGCTGCTGTCTGTATTGAGAATGGTATATCTGACCCATATGCCGCTGGAGCTTGTGCTGTTGTTGGTGCATTTGCAGGTGCCGAACTAATGTATAATTCAGATTATGATGTACACAATGCTGTATTTGTAGACCACTTAAATACAAGTGGTACAGGTTCTAGTTATACAAATTGGTACAATAAGAAAACAGGAAATTCAGGTATTATTCATGTTACAAAATCACACATGGTAGGACCTTTTAAGTGTAAAGATTATGACGCTACAATAGATATTACAAATAGTTGGCCATTGATAGGTCTTGGTGGTGTCAATAGAGAAGTGGTTTTTGGTACTGCTTGTCAATTGCCGGATGGGAGATGGATAGAAAAAAGATGAATAGATATAATGAAAGAATAGAACAATTAGAGAACGAAATAAAAGAAAAGCAAGAAGAAATTGGTTTAACTAATAATCAAACCACCATTGACAAATTAGAAGAAGACATTTATAATACAAAACAATCAATAGAAGAATTGAAGAAATATGTTTGACCCTAGATTTAATATGCGTAGATATTTGACCTGGACTTTTATTCTGATTATATTTTTACTTATATCAGGTATTGCAGTTGCAGGTGAAAAGATTTTAAGGTCTGATATTGTGTCTATTAAACCAGACAAAGTTGACGGACAATATTGTTTTGTTAAAGTTGAGATTGTACAAGAAGATGATACAATCACAAAGAGAGAAATTTTGGAGTGTAGTGATGGTAGGAGAGCTTATGATGGTCCTAGTTATTGGGAACTATTTGCTCAGTTTTATTACAATGATGTGAATACACCCGAATACTGCCGATATTATAGTCGGTCAGGACATGCTTTTAAAACACCAGGAAAAGTGTGTTTAGATACAAACGGTGAATGGGAGGTAAAATGATTAGAAATTTAATCATTGTGGCTCTTGTGTTAATTATATTATATGATGTATCTAGTGAACAGGCGTTAGGTTATGTTCAATCCACGCTTGACTTTTTACAGAATTTAGTGTATGATGTAAGAGAAAGTAATAAATTATGATGAAAAACAAAGTGATGAAACTAGGTGCTCTTGTAGCGATTGTAGGATTAAGTGCCTGCTCTAGTATGAACAGTACCTATAAGATTAAATCAGAAAAAGGTAATGTTGTTGATAAAGTGCCAGCATGGTACATGGCTGATATCAATGAAACAAAAGCTTGTGATTTGAAATTCTTTGATAAGAAAGATAATGATAAGCAATGTATCTATGGTGTTGCGACAGCAGTATCGCCTGATTTACAGTTGTCAATTGAGAAAGCTAAAATGATGGCTAAATCTGAATTGGCAGATATTATCAAGGGTGAAATGAATAAAGAATCAAAACAATTCATTAAAGAACTTGGTAAAACAGAAACTAAAACGGTAGTGACCGAAGTTGAAACAGCAATAGTAAATGTTATCACAGATACACCTGTAAGAGGTTATGAGATATTTGCTCAAGATGTTACACTTACAAAAAATGGTTACTATAGAACTTGGATTGGCATGAGATTGCCTCTAGGTGAGTTTAATAAGATGTATAACTACACTATTGAACAAGCTGTTGACGCATATAACCTAAATGGCGAAAGTCAAAAGGCATGGAACAATCTAAAGAAAGTCGAGAAAGATGACAATAACAGTTTACAGTAAAAACAATTGTGTCTTTTGTACCAAGGCCAAAGCATTATTAAAAAATCTTGGCCTTGAATACGAAGAGAAGTCTTTAGAAAAAGACTTTGATTCTGACCCTACTAAATTAATTGAAGATATTGGTAAAAATGTTAGAACTATGCCTCAAATTAAAATTGATGGTGAACTAGTTGGCGGCTATAATCAATTAGTAGAACACTTTGCCGATAAAGGTAAAGTTAATTTTAAGGGAGAACTAATTAGTGAATGATAATGACAATATTATATTATTTCCATCAGACAGAATTCACAACAAAGAATCTGTTAAACATCCTGTTGATGAAAAAGAACATCAAAAGTTAGTTGAACAACAGACTAAAGAATTTGTCGAGGGTAATGTAGATGATATTGCTTATCAATTATTAGATAAATTTGTTGCTATGGGTATAAGAACTAATCAAATGACATTTACGGCAGACTTGGCACTTGTTATTGATACAATTAGAGGACTGGTTTACCGTGACTTTAATAAACCACACCCAGCACAGAAATTAACAGACAAAATGGTCTCATTAAATACAAGTGGTAAGAACAAATCTGCTAGATTAGATTATTCTAAAGTTTTAGATATAAAACATAAACCACATAAACCATTGTCGCCAGATATAGAGGACGAAGTTAGAGATTTATCAGATATGGCTGATGTACATTTTACACCTGACTTTGAACCAGACAATGACAAATAAGAATTCGCCTGTCAAACTACTAAAGTACGCTTTGCCTGGCAATTGTGGGAGCACATTAAACTCAATAGAAAGGAGTTTAAACAATTATGTTTAAATTTTTATTTAACACTAAAGGAGATGAAGTTATGGCTAAAGCTAAAACATCAAAAACAACAAAGGTAAGAAACCTTTTCGCAACAGGTAAATCTGTTTCTTGGAAAACATTGAGAAACACATTTGACCTTAAATCACCAGCTGCAATGGTTGGTAAACTAAGAAACGAAGGCCTGATGATTTATGAAAATAGAACATCAGCTGGTGTTTCATACAGAGTTGGTACACCATCAAAAGCAATTTTGATTAATGGTATGAACGCTGTATTTGGTAAGCAAGTAGCTTACTCAGCATAATTAACTATTTGAAGAGGGCGGCCTTGTGTCGCCCTTTTCTACTTTTATGTTAGGCTTATTTTTTGTAGGTATAATTACGACAATTGTAATTATGATGATTATATTAAAGGTGATGAGTTATGAGTAAATTTTATAAGATTTCTCCAAAATGGAAAAAATCCATTTATGAATATCAAACATTTAAAGATGATGACAAAGGCGTTTCTTGTGAAACTGAAGAAATGTACCGTTGGGGTCATTGTATCTTAAAAGTTGATAATGATGAAGAATTACAAGATATAATTGGTGATAAAGATGATGACCGAAATGAATTTGAATTTGACCATACTATGGTTGAAGACCAAGAGGTTGATGACCAATGCTCTTTTTACTTTAATGATGTAAAAGGTATGAGTGTTGAAGAGTTAGAAGAAAAATATGATGAAGATGGCCATGATTATTTACTAGATACTTTTGGTGAACCACAAGATTTTTATACTGTCTATCATGGTGAACTTGAAGTAAAAGAAGTTACAGATGAGTACACTAAGTAAACAAGATAGAGTTGTAAGAACTTTGGCTGAGGATGCCAAAGATAAAAAAATGACCAGAAAAGTTGATACCTATGAGTATCAATCATTAGCAGATTGTATAAGAAGTGACCAAGTACCAGCTTCAGAAATCGCAGAAATCTTTACAGATAAGGCGTATTATAAATGGTATAGTGATAAGTATTTCACGGATAAATAATAATACTGAATTGAAGGAGAAATTATGGCAGAGCAACAAAGAAATCCAAATCTAATGAATCCGGCAATGATGAGACAATCACAAAATACAGCAGGTATTAGTGAGAATGTTCAACTTATGTCAGAGATTTTAAAAAAAGTTAACAACGCAAAAGATAAACCTAAAAAGATTGCAGTATTAAGAGAGAACGAATCAGCTCCTCTTAAACAAGTTTTAAAAGGTGCATTTGACCCTAATATTGTTTGGGATTTACCACCAGGTGACCCACCATTTATGGCTAACGAAGCACCGATAGGTACTGAACATGGTCTATTGAGAAATGAGGCAAAGAGACTTTGGCATTTTGTCAAAGGTGCAGACGCAGCTACAACTAAAACTCAAAAAGAAACCATGTTTATACAAATGTTAGAGGGTTTACATCAAGACGAAGCAAAAGTTTTACTTGGTATGAAGAACAAATCTTTAAATAAAATGTATAAAGGTTTGACCGAATCAGTTGTTAGAGAGGCTTTTGGCTGGAATGACAGTTTTGTGAGACCAGAACCAGAACAAAAATAGAACAAAACCACAAAAAAACAAGTAAAATAAAGTAAAAAAAGTGCTTGCCTAACGACTATTTTTAGTGTATATTATACCTATAAATATTGAGAAAGGATATATTATGAAAAAAATATTAGTTTTACTTGCGATTTTGTGGTTTGGTTTAAGTGCCTTTGCAAAATCTGTACAGGCAAACGATTACAATACGGCCGTTTTAGGTCATGTTGTAAAAGAAACTGTTTCTGGAAGTGGTGTTGACACCTCTGTGCTAGAGGCAGAAATGCAAAAGTTGGCATATAACTTTGCTTTACAAATGACAGATGTTTTAGAAAAAAACTTACCTGTTATTTTAGAAAGTTTAGCCGCTGAATTAAGAATGAACGCTGATAGTAAATATAAGTGTGCATTATTAAAAGATACGAAGATTGCTGATAAGGAGTGTTCGTAGGGAGAAGTATGAAATCAAAAAAATTTCAAGAAGGTGTACCTGAAATACCATTTACATATGATTTTTATTTGGTGTATTGGGAGGATATTCAATCTGACGCCGGTTGGAAGTCTATCAAAGAGATAGAAAGAATGAAACCTGCTATTTGTGTATCAACTGGATGGTTGGTAAAAAGAGATAGTAAGGTTCATGTTTTGATGAGTGACTACAATTATGATGATAATAATGAACTTGCAGATGGTGGTAACACAACTGTTATACCAACTAAAAATGTCATTAAAAAATTCAAAATTGCAGATTTATAAAATGAAAAGGAGAATATATTATGTCACAAGTGAGAAAATCAAAAGAGTTAGACCATTACCTCAAATCAGTAATTAGTGGTGTCCCGAAAAAACTAGACCATTTTATCAATAGTAACGAAACTAAAATGACTTACTATACTGGTAATTGGGCTACTGATGTATTAAATAATTTTACAGAAAAACAATCTGAAAAGATATTTAAAAACATGGCTAAATATATGGACAAAGACAATGTACAATTCTTTCAAAAGAAGAATAAAAATATAGAAATAGGTACATGGTCAGAATATGGTGAGAATGAACCAGAGTCCATTACAAGTTATGATTACATCATTGTTAAACGGGCTTAATGAGATTAATAGAAAAAATAAAACTTATTGCTAGTACACTTATGGTGGTGACCATAGTTGCATTTAGTTTTGGTTTGTATCATCTATATCAAGATAATCAAGCAAGTGCCAAAGAACAAGAACTAGAGGAAATAGTAGAAACTTTAGAAACTATTAACACTTACACTAAACCAGATTTTGAAAGAGAAAATAATCAAACATTTATTAATAGTGTAGGTGCATGTGTAAATTATATTTACAATACTACAACTGATGTTACGCCTGTAATATATGAAGTATTATTAGCACAGGCGGCTTTAGAAAGTGGTTGGGGTAATAGTAGATTTGCATTAGAAGGAAAGAACTTGTTTGGTATTAGAACTTATGATTTAAGAGAACCACATATGTTACCTAGTAACAATCCTAAAAAGTGGGGTGTCAGAGTCTATATGCATGAATGTGATAGTGTACAACATTATATTGATATACTAAATAATGGTAGTGCTTATGATAAGTACAGAGAATTAAGGGACAAAGGTGTTGAAGATTCTTTAAAATATGTAGAAACACTTGGTGCTTACGCTTCAGATAAAAACTATTTTCCTAAAGTAAAAAGTATCATTAAGAAGTTAAGAACAGAATACGATATACCACAGTTAGATTAGGACTTATATGTTTACAATACTAATAACATTTTTAAGTGCAATTTCTATATCTATAATAGCCGCTGGTTATTCTATTATGGGACTTGCTACTTTATTTGCAGGTGCAGTTGTACCCATTATTGCTATGGGTAGTGCGTTAGAGGTTGGAAAACTTGTAGCCGCCTCATGGTTGTATAATAATTGGCACAATAAACTAGTACCTAAAACTATAAAGGCTTATCTTACATTTGCTGTTATAGTTTTAATATTCATTACATCAATGGGTATATTTGGTTTTCTATCAAAAGCACACTTAGACCAAGTGCAACCAACATCATCAAACAATATTAAGATTGAATTAATTGATACACAAATAAATCAACAACAATTAATAATTGATAG